AACTTACATTTTTATTTTCATATTTGGAAAAATTTCTCTACGTATGGTCTTTTTTCGTGATGTATTAACCTACCATTATTATCAATTTCCCAACCGATATGATATGCCCACATATAACCTACTTTTGTCCACCCCGGATGTCTTTCATCCAATGCATCTGCACATATTATGTTATGGTTTAATATTTTCCAAATGTTCTCATCTTTCGACCCTTGTGTGAGGCGTTCCTTACACTCCTGTATATTGTCTTCCATTATATCTACACCAAAGATGGTCTTTATGGCATCTATATGTTTTATTCCGGCCTTTAATCTTCTGTTTAATATTTCTACTAAAAAATTACCATTACCACAACCTGAGATATCACCTATGATTTTGTCGGGATTTGTTATTTCTTCTTGTGGAAGTTTATCTAACATTTCATTAACAAGTTGTAGAGGAGTAAATACTTCACCTAATTTATTTTTGCGTTCTATGGTTCTCATTATATTTCATTTCCATTCTCATCTACAAAGTATTTCCAGAAATCTTTTTTGAAGTATTTAAACATTCTCCAATCAGTTCTAAAATTTGACCATTTTGTAGATCTAATAACTTCTTTAAATTTTTTTGTGTTCATAGCTTTGCAAAACAAATTTCCTTCATTTTCATTTTTTATTTTTATAGCAAAACAATTATCTGTAAATGCATATTCTGCCCTATAATCATTATATACTCTTGCTATTAATGTACCATTTACAATAATTTTTTTATCATTAAAAAATCCATTTTTATTAGTGTTAGAATACATATATATTATGCCGCCATTTTTTTCATTGTTTATAGAATGTATGCATTTATATTTAAATTTTCCTATTTCTTTTCTGCTCATATGTATTTTATCACTTCCATATGCACTTCTATCATATAAAATATCACATGTTTCTTCTCCATCTTTTGCAAGTATTTTTTTTATTGTTTCTAAATTATAATTTGGAATCCATCTCCAATCTTTTAAATTAATATTAAATTTATTTCCATTTTCATCTATAATAATTGTATTTCCTTGGTATTTGATATTTTGCAATATATACCAATCATATCTTGTTCCAACTCTAAAAACCTTTAATCCATCATTAATGCCATGTATTTCTAAATATTTTATATTTTTATTAGTTAAAATATCCCATAATTTCTGTTCAGGCTTTCTCCATAATGATGGATGTATAAAACACAAATATCCACCTTCTTTTAAGATATCAAATGATTTTACAACAAATTTATCCCATTGTATATTTCTTCCTCCGAATCCACCATCGCTTTTATTAATATCTTTTTTCAAATTATATGGCGGGTTCCCTACAATAACATCAAATTTCATATTTTTCTTTTCCTCTAAAAAATTTATATTAAATATATTATGTTTAATATCACGATTTTCCAACATTAATAATTTCTGTACAACTTTATATGATAATTCGGAAGTAGTATAACCATATAACATATTTTTTACTATATAAATATATCTTTTTTTTTCATTTGGTTTAGAATTTTCCAATCCTTTCATTAATCGTATCATTATTTCTGAAAGAAATACCCCACTTTTAACTGCTGGGTCACAAAATTTAAGTTCTGGATTTGACCACACTTCAGCGGGCAATTTATCTAACATTTCCTTTACCAATTTAATTGGAGTATAAACCTCGGTATTGGCAGGAGAGTATAATAATGATAAAGTCTCTTGTCTTTTTATAAGAGTTTCAATTATTGTCATTATACAACCTCACGAGTAGCTAAATAATAAGATTGTATTGCTCTATCCAATAATTTTTTATTTAAAAATCCTGTATCTAATAAATACTTAAAATCTTCAAGTGATATTCCAACAGATTGTTCAAATAAATCTACTTCTTTTGTTTTTAATAAATGTTTTAGATCTTCTTCTGTTTCTGTACTTATAAACATAAATGTTGGTATTCTTTGTATAACATTTAATAGTTTCGCAATGATTTTATTTGTTGTTTTCAAGTCAACCTTATCTTTCTTTTTTTTCTTCTCACCTTTTTTGAAAGTTTTTCCTTTTCCAAGTTTTGATTTGACAACTTCTATTGATAACTTAGTTCCTTTCTCTGGAGGAATATTTTTCAATATTTCCAAAATCTCATCATCAACTTTTGATATTGATGCCATCTGTTTTGATTCAAATTTTCTAATTGCTTTCTCCGGATTAATACCACAATTAATAACTCTTTCAATAAAGGATTCATCCTGAACTATCAATTTGTTGTCTTCATAAGAGAATACTTTCATTGTTTCTAAAAATTCTCTAATCGTCTTCGGAGTAGTTGCATCAGACTTCGCAATATGTTCGCAATAATCATATATCATTTGTAAACTTCTATTCGGATTAAAATCAATAGCAAAACAAGATAGTTTATTGCCACTTGGATTTGGAGATTTTATTCTAAAAATAGTTTGCCAATAGTCCTCTGCAGATTGAGTATCACATAACATAAAAATTGCGGTCCATTCTGGAACTGTAACACCGGTATTTAACTTACCACAAGACAATGTAATAGTTTTTTCGTTTCTAAGAATTGCTTCTTTTACAAGACCTAATGTATCTCTACCATCGCCATCATTATCACCAGCAGCAACTATAACTTTATATTGTTTAAAATAATAATGACTTTCAAGTTTTTTTCTAAAGGCTTTAACTGAATTCACACTCTCTAAATACCAAAACATATGATTCAAATGTTTTTTAACAAAATTTGCATTGAATGGTGTATTTGCAATTCTCGCATCTACGGTAACCAACCAATCTAAAAATCTATCAACTGCCGCGTCATTAATAAAAGTAATGCCATCGTGAGATGCGAAATATTTATTCATTGTAGATTTTTCTTCTTCTTCATAATACTGAACATCTTTGACTACATTAAATCCAAAATCGTAAGTTAACATTGTAAGTGGAGGTAACCATTTATATACTTCAGTTTTCCAACCAGATGCTTCTTCTTTTTTTCTTCTTTTTTGTTCGTCTATATATGACCAATTATAACTATTTTCATCATTATAATCGCCAGACATTAATGCTTTTGATGGAGTGCCACTTAAATCCAATCTATATTTATATGACAATTTATTTATTAAATCTATTGCCTTTGCAGTATTTGCACCAAAATGAGTTTCATCAATTATTATCATATCATAATCTAATGAAAAAACATAATTCCATTTCGACTTCATATTACCATTCAAATCTTTACCCAAAATATCCTGAAATGATGCAAATAAAACACAATTTTTATCTTCTTTCATTTTAATAGGATTGTTCTTATCATAATCTAATGCATAATAAAAATCATAATCGACAAATTCAACATGATTATTCAATACATTATTCCATTCCCGAACCACACTTGGCTTGTAAGTTAAAATTAAAACTTTTTTACATTGCATCTTTTTCATTAATAAATATGTAGCAAATGTCTTACCATAACGCATTATAGCATTTAATAAAAAATTTGTTCCGCCATTTGTAAAATATGCAAATGCTTTTTCTATAAATAATTTTTGTTCAAGTCTTGGCTTGTAATTATCAGGACGAGCAACACCGTGTAATAAATTATTGATTGCTTTTTTAACCATATCAAAATCACATTTAAACCACTCTCGATTTTTTCTTTTCCTTAAAACCTTTAATTTATCCAATTCACGGTGAACATCATAATCTCTATATTGATATGGAATTTCCCACGAGTGTAAAATAAAAGGCTTTTCCGGATTTTCAGTTTTATCTTGTTCAGATACTCTCACACTCACGTCTCGAACTGTATCTCCCACTTTAATATAAGGAGTATCACCGTGCAATTTTCTATAATCATAGTGTGAATAGTGAGAATATGCGTATATTGTTCTGGTTTTTTTAACTGACATTATATCCCTTTATTATTTAAAATATACAAACATACTAAAAAACCTATTATTCAATAAGTTTTTAAAATTTCTCGCCAATTTTTTACAAGTGGCTTAACGAATACAAGCTTTGGTTCACTTTTTACGATATTATATTGTTTATTGCCAACAGCATATTTCTCAATAGCCGCTTTTGGATTTTCTCTTGTTAAATCGCCACGAGCAGATTTTTCTTTTTGCCATAATAGAACGGGCGCCTTCGAAAAACTAAATCCTTTAGTCATTCCACAATACAGCCAGTTGTCTGCTTTATACACAGCTCCTGACCAGGGTGGTTTTACAAGTGTTTCAATAAGAACCAAATCATCACCATATTTTTCTTTCCAACGTATCGCCGATTGTATTCTATATTCTTTTAGAACCTTTGTACCAATATTATCTTCTGTTATATTATCTTTAATCAAACAGAACCTATAATTATTTCCTATCTTATTTAAATTAGCTCGTTTCTGTTCTTTATTCCAACCGATAAAATTATCTCTCACAGACATTGCAAGAATAGCAGAATTAATGCCTAATGCGCCAATCAAATTGCCAGATGAATTCTCATATACCAACCAATTGATACGTCGATTACATGTATCTTTGGCTTTCATATATGAGTGATATTTATTTATAGTCTCAGAAAATATTTTATTCTTTGTGGGAGTATTGCATTCATCAAAAGATACAAAACCCGTATTTTCAAATTGTATAAATTTAGACATTTTGCTTTGCATCATATTTATCACATTCCCAAACAGGTGTCGTAACTCCATTTTCTTTATTAAACTCAAATAATTTTTGAGCTCTATCACAATTTTTTTCGGGTTCGTTTGGTAAAAAATATTTACAATTTCTCCAACACAAACTCGATTTTTTGTGTTTATCTTTCAATCCTTTAATTACAGACATCATCTTGCCGTTGTGTTCATATTGTATAATTTCATTTGGATTTTCAGGAAATCTTTTTTCATCTGGTGGTCCCGATATAGAATTAACATATGATTGACCTGGAGGTATTTTGTTAAAAGATATATCATGTATCCATCTCTTAAAAGAATCAGCATCTCCATTACAATTATTCCAAGCATCTGTTATTTCAGATTCGCTTTTGCAACAATTAGAACATAAATCGTATATGTTTTTTTCACCATATTCTCGTAAAACAACACGAAACATTTCTTCTTTTTTATATTCGCATTCACATTTTTGACATGTTGTAAAGAAAAATCTGGGAAATATTTTTTTAATTGTTATATAAGCTTTATCACGTTTCATTGAAAAAATTCCCAATCGTCAAATATTACTCTTAAAAACACAGCAATAATAGTAATTACTAATAACATAGTAGTAATGATAAGAGCCCAATCTTCCTTTTTTGTTATTGATACCAAAAATCCTGTTAAATATAGTAATATAATACCTATCATTAACCACACCAAACGGCGAAAACCGTCTGGCCACTCAAGCATTTTATTATATAAATTTACAAAAATATTCATAAAAACTCCTATTTTTTGATACACATTTATATTAAAATTTAATTATTTAATAAAATTTTCTTAAACTCTCAATTACACACCAGCAATCATATAAAGAATCGTGTTGTAAAAAGTTGGCGGTATCAGAAACGCCAGCTCTTTCTATCATTTCACTTATCGATGGTGGCGAGGTATCAATATTCCAATCTATATATAATATAGCTGGATCTATTGTTCTGTCGTTAACTCTAATACTTTTAAACATTTCAGGGCATTGGCTTTTTAAAAATTGTAAATCAAATCCAGCAACATTTTTACCAGCAATAGTTATAATGTCTTTTTCGATATTAAAACCGTTTTGAGTCAAAAACACCGTAAAATAAATACTTAATTCATTTAAATTTACCCACGACAAATCATCTTCTAATTGTTCTTGTGTCATTCGTTCTAATTTTTGTATTTTTTCGAATATTCTTATATTCATCAACAACGCCGACATCTGTGTAAATTTATATTCCGGATTTAAAACCGTTTTTGTGAATTTAGGTATCTGATTAAAAGGTAATTTTTTCTCAGTATCTTCTATAATAGCTGAAAATTCTATTATCTGATTATTTTTAAAATCATTGCCTGTTGTTTTGATATTAATACTCACATACTTCATTTTGATTCCTTTTTAACAACTCGTTCTAAAGATTTAACTCTAAATGGTTCATTTATTTGTATTGCGTAAACAGATATAGGTTTCTTCATACAAGGTTTCATGCCTTCAGGTTCTTCGTTTAATTCGAAAATTTTCATTTTTCCTCCTAAAAAAATTTGTTATTTGATTCGTCAGGTGTATACCAACTATAATCGTATTCACCTTGTTTTCTGAATACTAATATGTATTCGTGTATTTTACTCGTGTATCTAGATGCTGCTACTTTGCCTAGTTGTAATGGTGCAAACGGGCTTAAATTTTTCATTATTATTGTATCGTGATGTTTTAGACCGACAGACTTCGCAAGATTTATACTATCAGAACTAAATGAACGAAATGTAATACCATCACGCCAATCTCCAACAACCCAAACAAAAAAAGCACCAGGTTTTAAAACTCTTTTCACATTTATGAATGTTTCCTCAATCTTTTTTAAAAAATCATCATATTTATCTATATCAGACAATTGGCCATCCACAGATTCATACTTCTCTAATCCGTGATATGGCGGACAAGTAAAAACCAAATCAGCAGATTCGTTTTTACAACCATTTAATTTTGTTCCATCAGAATTAAAAAGTTGAGCAGAAATACTATGTTTATTTAAGTGTTCAGTAACCCTTTGATATGTAACCGGAGAAATTTCATAACCGACATAGTTTCTGCCCAACTTAGAAGTAACCACTGCTCTTGTTGCTCTACCGGAGAAAGGATCAACAACAGTAGCACCTTTAAGTGACCAGTATCTTATAACATTTTCAGCGAGTTCTGCATGGAACTCGCTATATCGTAACCCTGGTAAATATTTTGCATCCTCACTTCTTCTTTGTTCTATAATACCATCATCTAAATATGCGATTGACCATCGTGCCTTTGCATCTTTAGAAGGTTCTATAATAGACATAGGAAGAAATCCAAATTGATATTTAATTTTATCTTCACCGTCAAACGGTAAGACTTGTTTATAAACTTTTGACATTATTTATCATCCTCAAAATCATTAAATTCTTTAAATTTCTTTGATAACTCTTTTCTTATAGCTTCATTTCCTGTCTGCATTATTTTCTTAGTCTCTGTACCTTGAATTGATGTTGGACTGAAAATCTCAATATTACCAATAGAAGCATTAATTCTTCCAGGAAATGTTATACCATCTACACCATATCTATTTTTAATGATATGCCATCTTGCTGTGTCTTGTAGTTTATCTGCCGTCTTTCTCGATATAGATACAACAAAATCAGCAATCATAATCTTTTTATAAGAGTCAGATACATCTTCACCAGTAATAATATCTTTCTCACCAGAACCTCTATGTGATTGAGACGCTGTCCAAACGGGAACTTGAAATTCACCAGCAAGACCTCGCAATTCTTCATAAATAGTTCCACTTTCATGATATGAGCCGGCTCTAATAGCTGCTGGATTATCAGATTTTATTAAATCTCCATAGTCCACAATTATTAAATCGGGTTTTCTATTAATCAGTATTGCTTTTTCAATAACAGAACGTAACGTATTTACAGTAACCGATTTTGTAGGATAAAACTTTATACTCAATTTACCTTTAATATGTTTTTTAATAGATTCTTCAACTTCATCAACATGATATTTCAAATTAGCAGAATTTATACCTGTTAGTCTCGCGTCATATCTTTTTGATGTATATTCTTCACTTAATTCAAGTGTGAAATGGAGAACATTTTTATTCATTTTTAATGCGTGTAATCCTAACGATGTCAATACCCAAGATTTGCCAGAACCAGCATTACCAATTAATATACCCAAATCTCCAGCCGACATTCCGCCATCCAAAATTTCATTCAAAACAGGCCAAGGAGTTTCAATTAAACCTGTTCGTTCTTTTGTAATCAAACGGTCTCTAACAGTATCTGGATTTTCATATTCTAAACCAACATTTCGTTCTGTTCCTACTTTTAGTGCTTCTCTAACAGAAGCAAATATTTCATCATATCTACCTTCTTTCAGTAAATCAACAGAATCCATTATAGCTTTTTTCATCGCTTGGTTCTTGCAAAATGTTATAAATTCTGTCTGTACATAATCTAAATCAGAATCATTAAAATGTGTTGTTGCGTCCTTCAATTTATCAGTCATAGCTTCTGATAATATAGCATTTCTAATCTTAGAAATCTCTATTTTAAAAATCTCCAATGTTGTAATATTATGTGAGACGTGATATCTATCTTTTATTATCTTAACCAATTCAGCAACAGCCTCTACTTCAAAATATGTTGGATCTAACATATCATATACTTGTGATAAAAAAGGTAATTTAGTCATCAAACACGCAACTACTTTTATTTGAAATGTACTTCCATATAACGATAAAGCATCCAATGCCATACTATTTCTCCTCGAAGAATTTGTACTTGTCCAAAACTAAATTATTTATTAATGTGAAGTGTTGTAATAACCAATTGTTAATGTCAGGCATAGCACTTGATAATTTATCTCTCATATACATAATATATAATTCAGTTTTTTTAATCGTTCTTATTTTTTCATTCAAGATATCATTTAACTTCAACTTCGCTATATCTGTTATTATAGGTTCTCTCAAATTCATTAATTTTTCATTCAATAAAATTTTATCTTTATTATTAGCTATTCTGTTATAACTCTGTACCTTATGTTTCTTTTCTTCATCTTTCTTAATAGAATAATCTATTATTTCGTTTATACTAATTAATCTATCTTCTGCCACAATCGGTACCATTTTTATTACCGTTTTCAATCCCAATCCTTCAATACCATCAATATTATCAGAATCATCTCCGCACAACGCCCTAACATTCACAAAATTTTCGGGATATACGCCATATTCCTCAAACATAGAATTTCGTGTATATAATTTCTTTTTAGTTGGCGACCAAACTTGTATTCTATCATCTATTAATTGTAAAAAGTCTTTATCGGATGACATTATTGTTATCTTATTTTCAGGTTTGTTAAAATATGTTTTTGCTATATATGCAATCGCATCATCAGCTTCTGTACCTTGTAACGATACAAATTGAACAGGCAAGCATTCTAAATATTCTATTAATCGTACCATTTCTTTTTTAATGGCCACATTTTCTTCTTCTAAAGTATTAAAATCATATGCTCGGTTTAGATTCATTTTCATATGACGTTTTTCTTTATATTCCGGATATAATTTCTTTCTATGTGTAGTCGAATCTTCTCCGTCAGCAACAATTATAACTCTTGTTGCGTTACAAGTTCTTATAGCCATTCCAAGAGAATATAAAAATCCTGTTATGCCTCCACAATGTTCGCCATCACTATTCATTGCCGGCGATCCTGTGAATGATCTTAGGTATGTATTCAAGAAATCAACTATCAAAATTCTATCATCTAAATTGATAACAGATTTTTCTCCATCGGCTCGTAACTGTGCAAATATTTTTTCAAATGACTTATCCATTCATATCCTCTAATTCGTTGTTTATATATTTTAAGAAAAAATTTATTTGGTCAGCTTTTGAACTATCAATATTATCTGTGTTTGTTGCTTTTGTTATTAACTCATCAATTCTACAAAATTTTAATATCAAATTTTTTGATATTTGATTTTTCCAAAATTTATATAATAATAAATAAGTTAATATTTCTTTATGATCTCCACGATAATAAAATTGTGTTGATTCATCAAAAGCACAATCAGCCAACAATCTAAATGATTCATATACATATGATATAACAGGGTCTAAATAAATTTGTTTTATGGCAGGATCAATATCTCGTTTCTGATTCAATTCATATATGGAAAGCCAAGCGGCTCGACGTATTTCAGACAAATATCCATCATCAATAGCAAATACCATTTCGGACAATATATGTTCAAAATATTCGTGTAACTCTGGTTGACCACCATTACATTTGTTTGTTTTTTTACTCCAATCTAATCTATATAATGAGTGGGCTGTTTTATCGCTTTTGTTTTCTAATTCGGAATTTTTCGATGTGAATTCAACTGGCTTGATAAAGACAATTTTAGGAAAGTATATTTTTTTCTTGTTATTTAACATTACAAACTCCCATAGTTTGATAATATATTTATAATATTTAACCACCCCTTGCGGTTAATAAAAGCGACACATATAAATATGTGCCGCCTTAATAAGACAAAAATAGTTTTTGTCTTATACATCATCTCCCAATGTGTCATTTTCATCTACATCAACATCGGCGTCATTTATGGTTAACTCTTTAGTATTTTTATACTGCATAATTAATCCGTCACACAAACGTTTATATAGTTCTTCTTTCAAATCGGGCATTTCATTCATAACTTTATTAAATTCAGTTTTCTTAAATTTAATATCTTCGTGACCAACTACTCTTAATGATTGACCATCTTTTTTCAAGATGTCCAATTTTTCAAGTAAATCTGGCCAACCGCTATATGGATCAACACCAGAAGCGTAATAGATGTTAAACTCAGCTTTTCTAAATGGTGGACCTACTCTATTCTTTATTATTTCAGCTTTTGTAGAATTTCCGATAACGGCATCTTGACCTGCAATAGCAGCTTTCTTTTTAATTTTACCCGTGCTTGATAATCTAATACGAACAGAAGCGTGGAATCCTATTGCCTTGCCACCGCTTGTAGTATATGGGTCTGCAAATGCCATAGCATTTAACTTTTGTCGTAATTGATTCGTAAATATTAAAAGAATTTTCTGCTTTGCAATCAAATTATTAATCTTTCTCATAGCTTTTGAATTAATAATAGCTTTAGTGGTTGCCCAACCATCTTTGTCATAATTGGATTCTTGTTCAGCTTTGGTTGTTGCACCAGCAACAGAATCCACAACAATAGTTACCAGCCTATCTTTATCAGATGATCTAACGGTTGTTATAATATGTTCAATTGTTTCATAGATGTCTTCCAATGTTTCAATTGGTATATACATAAATTTAGTCATATCTACACCAATTGCTTCAAAAAATTCTGGAGAAACAGCCGATTCAGTATCTATAAAAACACCGAGACCGCCTTTCTTTTGTGTTTCTGCGATTGCATGGGCAGCAAGCAAAGATTTACCAGATGCTTCAAGACCTGTCAACTCAACAATTTTACCAACAGGATATCCACCGTTTGGTCTGTTAGATATTGCTAAATCCAACAAAACATTTCCAGTAGAGACCCAATCCGATACCTCTGTTGGTGAGCCCTGACCAGAACTTAAATCCCAAGCCTGAATTTCACCTTTGAATTTGGTTTTTAGACCTTTAGATATAATTGTAGATAATTCATCTTTAACATTGACAGTCGGAGCCGAATTATCTGATTCGGTCTCTTTAACTTTTTTTGCCATAAAAATCTCCTATTAAGATTTCTTAAACAAATCATCAAATTGAGCAGCGATTTCATCAGGTGTTGATGCCGCTGTTTTTGTAGCTGGTGTTGACGTTTTCGGAGTAGGTTTCTTATTTGGTTGTGGAACTGATTCTTCTTCAACATATGTATCATTACCTTCAGTGGATTCTGAATCGGATTCGCCTTCCAACCATTTCTTTAAAACATCTTGCAATTCTTCATAAGATAACAACTTGTAAATATCTGTTATTCTTTTTTGTGAGTCCACTATTTTCTTAGCAATATCAGGATTTGTTGTTAAAGGAGATTCTGCTGGTTTTATAACAATTTTTGTTTCTGGGAAAGATTTTCCCGCTTCTTCGGCAGTCATAAATGTTACAACAATATCACGACCTTTTTTAGTGTCAGTAATATCACCATAATCTTCGTCAACCATAACATTTAATAAATCTTGATACACGGTTTTACCAAATCCCCAAAATTTGGTTCCCTGCTCTTCTTCGCCTCGAATCACAATTGGAACGTATGTTCTTGATTTAGGTTCTAATTTTTTAGCCAAAGCAAAGTTTTCTTTATCTCCAGATGCTTTTAATTTTTCAGCAAATTCAATAAGTGGATCTCTCTCACCAAAAGATTTTGGAGATAAGTAAGTTTTTCCGCCAATCTTATAATGAAATAACAATTCAATAAAAGGAAAGTTATCTTCGCTATATTTGTAAGGCACAATACGGATAACAGTTTTACCCGATTTTGGCTTCCAAATAGCGTCTTCTTTTTTAGTTTGGTTTTGTAATAAGGCAAGTTTTTCTTTGAGTTTGTTAATATCGGTAGGCATAATATTTCTCCTAATGTTGTTTAATTATTAATTATTAATTTATAAGTAAGTGTTAAATAAGGTTAAAATATATAAACCTCATAACCAATTTTCATAACTTACTTTTGTTAGACATAAATATAAAATGTTTCGCCAAAAAATCATTTTTTTTTAAAATTATTTTAAAATTATTTTCATACAAAAAGGCTTTACAAAATAAGGCCTTATATTACTTTAATATCTATCTTTTCTTGAACTTTTTTCCAATCCGTTTGATTATGTTCTCGTTCTAATATCACCATTTCTTTTTTAGTATCAAACACTTTATAAACAGTTTCCAACATATATGATTCATCATCATTTCGCAAATCAACTTGAAACTGTTGTAACAATCGTTTTAAATCATCAGATTGACCATATACAGATTCTAAACTAAGTGATTTATCATAATGCGGGTCATCACTTTCGTCTATAAAAATTATGAATCTTTTCATATTATATCTCTATCACAGAATTTATTTTAGTAGCAATTTTTTTAAGTCCTTCTGTATTAGTAACTAATATCATATTTTTATATTTATCCCAAGGCACAGGATATGTATTATCAACTTGTCCATCATTATGTAATGCAATAACATAATTAAGAGCATTAATTGTATAAATAGTATTAGTTTCTTTTTTTCTATGAACTGATATTGTATTTTTTGGTATCAAACTTTTATCAATAGTCAACGAAGTATCAATATTATAACTACACATTAATTCTTTATCATCAATAGTATTTTCAAGTATATATATTTTATTAAATGCTAACTTATAACATTTTCTAATTTCTTCAATAGTTTCCTGTAACTTTTTTGGTTTAGTAAATGTGATCAATAATTGTGTATTCATTTAATTTTCTCCTGTAGATTTCTGTGTTCTAACTTAATCTTAAATTTCAATTCTAATATAGACTATTACTGCTATTGTTACTCGGTCTGAAATCCGTTACATCAAGTTGTTGTTCTTCAATAGACTCTTGTGTATTCAAATATCTAGAAATAGTTTTAACTAAATAATTTACAGAATAATTATCTGAGCCAAGTATGGCCTCAAAATTTTTACCATATGGTTTCAGTTTATTCAATAAAAATTGTTTGTGTTTTGGTCTAATATCTATATCCATTTTTGATAGTAATTGAGACTTTTGAGCATCGGTTAGATCCGATTTTAATATATTAAATATTTTTTTTATCTCACCATAAGCAACTTTTTTAGCATCATTTGATATTTTGGACTTACTTATTCTATTGAATAAATCTTTCTTAATAATCTCTTTATCAATTTTTTGCGGCTGATTTTTTACTGCCACATCTTTTTTTCGTTTTCTCATATAATCTTTTACAAATTGTCTTCCTAATTTATATAACATCGGGTCAGTATCTTTATATGTCATAACAGATGAAATCTTAACCATTCTACCGGTTTTAGGATTCTTTATTCTTAAATCTTCTATCTCTTGGTCATATTCATTTATACCTTGTTTCAAATAAGTTTCTTTAATAGCTGACATACCACGTTTAATTTCATCTTTAGATACACCAAAATTATATAATTCCTGTTCAATCAATTTAAGATGATCGGGATTAGTCAAATCTACTATTCCGGTTGGTATTTTCCAACTTACTTCAAATAATATTTTATCGAAAAGTTCTGACATTGATGGAAGACCTCATTTTTATGTTTATATATAATAAATATACATTTTCTTATAATTATGTTATTTTTTTCATATTATGGAAATCTTTTCCATAATACATTTTTGTTTTATACAAACCATCTTCTTCCATAATGTTTCGTATCTTCTGTATTAATTCTTTACCATCATCTATATTAACATCAAATATAAAAGCATCATATAAGTATAAAATTAACTTTGTCCGTGTATTTTCTAATAAATTATGTAACTTTTCCATTATTATAACATTTCTCGATGTTTCCATCTCCTGCAACATATAATTGAATAATTTGTTTTTAGTCATTGATTCCATATTCTTCTTATAAAACTTCTTTTTCGATATCGGAGATTGAACATAACCATTTATTTCATATGTCTTCCACATCGTATCAATAAACTCTTTTACCTTACCAAAAAAAGGTATAGCTTTCGCTATACTATCGTCAAATCCACCGTATAATATAGTAAATGATGCTTCCTTAGATTTATTATATTCTTCTTCTGTTAATTCGTCTTTACCATAATATATCTTACCCAAATAATCGTGTATTGACACTCCGCTATCAAATTTATATCCCACAATATTAGCAATTAAATTTAGATGATAAGCATCATAATCAAACATCAATATAAAACCATTTTTATGTCTTGACACAAATGATGAACGAATTCCATCATCCTTATTTAGAGCCGCAAAATTAAGTCTTTCAAATGTATTTGAAGGTCTACCTGTTATTGTATAAAGATTATAATTAGAATATATCATACTCTTATTAGATATGTGTCTATGATATGAATTATGATAATATAACAATTTCTTCGAATCAACAAAAATACCATTCCTTTCAATTTTACTAAATTGGGTTATCGCATTATTGAAAAAATAATAATATTCTAAATCACGCGATTCCACTTTATTTTCAGATATCACATGATTAATATCCAATGAAAATTTTTCCATTCTCTCTTGTAATTTATATATTGGCACATAACAATTTATACCAAGTATATCAAATGACTTTTTGATTGTTTGTTCTGATATACTTTGGTAGATGTGATTGTCGGGTATTAATAAATTTTCAAGCGATTTATTATTATTTATATAATATAATAACTCCACATCTATAATCGTATTAAAATTTACAGTTGGAAAAAATTGTATAAACGATTTTTTATTATACATATATTTTAGGCCTTTTAATTCTAATAAAAAAGCCAAACAATTATCAATAGATAAATTTTCACATTCATTATGATTAACAGGTAATAAAAAACTATCGGGTTCATCAAGAACTTTTATGAAAAGTGCGCATAGAGAATTATTACAATAATGCCTTATATCATCAGATAATATAGGTATAATTATAGTCGGCGAATCGCCTAATTTATTGGCGATATCTAAATAATTAGACGGGTTTAATAACATTTTTTATATAACCTTTTTCTTTGTCATAAATATTAAAAAAAATATTTAAAAATCGTTTTCTCTTTAATTATAGAGAGTCTTCTAAAAAATAAATTTCTTACCGTCTATCATTCTCGCGAAAAGCGGGAATTTGCTTGATAATCAATAGATTCCTGTTTACTCAGTAATGACAGATTGAATTTTTCAAGAGTCTCCATGGAACTTTTGGTTTTTTCTAGTTGATAATTTGCAATTAACCTCGCTAGGCAATAAGTATCTTTTAGTCTGATATTGTGTTTTTTCACTATCAGATCCCCATATAACATATCTGGAAAAATCATATTCAGGCGCGTGTTGGTAATACAATATATCTTGATTGCTTAAAATTTTTAAAGTTGACCAAATACCTTTTAATATAAATCCTCTTGCCCATACAAATGCTTTTGCTATTTTAGCATTAACAACGGGGTCAAATAATCCATATCCCTCTGTATCTTTGTCAATGCCCAAGGATTGAAAAATATGATTATTCAGTCTTGATGCTCTAAGTTTACCATACATATTTATTTGAAACAATCCATAACTATCATCAGGAGGGTTAGTATTATGTTCATGAGGATTCCATGAGGATTCAAGAGACACGACCCGCAACATAGTTTCCATAAGAGGACTACCCTCATATGTTTTCCATCCTAAAATAGAATCATCTGTCCATACAGCAATAACTTGTTTCATATATTTTTCTTTATTGTTATCTATATTTAATTTTAGATTATGATTTTTAATTATAGTCGGTTTTTTTTCTACTCGACTAATTTTGGTTTCAATTTTATCATTACTCGTTGTGCTTATATCATGAAAAACTCTAACTATTGCAACTATTTTAGTTATCCACATATTTCTATCAATACTATGTTCAACATTAATTACTTGAAATATACAATTTTTCCTATACATCTCAGGAACATAATCCAATCTAAAAATATT